AAAGGTCAAGCATTAGAAGATATACAAGACGATGATTTATTGTTAGGTACTCGTCAAAAGATTACACCATATGGATATAAATTATTATTGATAGGTAATAGACTTCAACTACTACCAGCTGATGAAGCATTTTATCCAAGTAATGAAACATTAGAATATCCTCCACCACCTGACACAAGTTTATATTGGTCTAGTTTATTAAACGTGTATGGGACACTACGACCCGGTATCAGTCAGATATGGTTACAGAATCCATTTATGGATACGGAGATTGTAGGTACCATTGTACCTGATCCAACTGATGATAGATTATTAATATACGATATTGATACTGACACCCTGCCACAAAACACATTGGATCCTGTAGTCAGCGTGATTAATCCACTAGTCACAGGACCAAACGCAGGACTGCCAGGACCAATTAACGGTCGTAGATATCTTATTGTAGAAGATATCGGAAGTCCCGGCAATACTACCATTGCTTGGGGAGCATTGATAGCAAATGCAAATGATATTGTTGAATTTGACGCAACGTCAGGTGAATGGTTTGTATCATTTGATAGTCAATCTGCTACCACAGTAGAATACGTAACCAATCTTACTACTGATTTGCAGTATAGATTTGATTATGTCAACAACGTTTGGATGAAATCATATGAAGGTTGGTACGCCCAAGGGGATTATTCTATTGTCATCTAAACTGTGATAAATCATAGTATGAATAATATTTCTGCAGGTGTCTTTTTCTATGCTGAGAATACAAAACGTTTCCTATACCTATTAAGAAATGATAATAAGAATCCAGGCAACTGGGGCATACCCGGTGGTAAAATAGAAACTGATGAAACATTACTTGAGGGTTTACAGCGAGAATGTATAGAAGAAATAAATCACTTCCCAGAACACGCTAAACTTGTTCCTATTCAAAAGTTTGTCAATAATACATTTACCTATCATACATTCTTTTGTAAAGTATCAGATGAATTTACTCCTGTATTAAATGATGAACATTGTGGGTATGCTTGGGTAGGCAATAAACAATATCCCAAACCATTACATCCGGGATTGTTTAATACAGTTAACTTTGATGTTGTTCAGAAGAAACTAAACGCACTTACAAAAAAAGAGACCTAAGTCTCTTTTTTTATTTTAGCAATTTTGCTATCGTATCGAATCCCAATGATCCTATTACAACACCTGCTCCCATCATCATCCATCGCCACTTTTCTAATGCGGAGATTTTTTCTGACATTGCTTGATGTGCATTTGAACTAGCATCCTTCATACCCTTTAACATCACTCTAGTATCATCGTTGTTTTTAACCATCTCAACGTGTATATCTCTGATATCCGTTTTTATTTCACGGATATCATCGGTAATGTTTTGAACCTCTACCTGAAGAACTGCTATATCGGTTTCAGTTTTTGGCATTTTGATTGTCCTACTAGTTGCCATAATTATTAAGCACTAGCAATAACTACGATTGGGTTAGGCTGACCATCATATGTATTAGCGGCGTATGCTGTGTTGAATGTAGCGATAACATCAGGGTTAACATTATTTTCAACAGCAGTACCTGTACCAGTACCTGCGGCCGTAGCAAGGAATGTGACACCTGTCATGTTAGATGCCGCACCACATACTGACCAATCCGTTGTACCACTAGAGTAAATTGTATACAATGTACCTACACTTAGTGAAGCGGCATCAACTTGCGTTGGGAACACTTCAGTATTGTAATCATTAACACTTGAAACATATGCTGTACCAGAGGCTGCATCAGTAGACAAGATGTTCATTGTATTTGGTGTCAATGCTGTGTTAGCAACATTAGCTGTGTAGCATTGTGCAATTAAACCAGTTGTGCCACCTTGTACTAGATACTTTGTCTTACCTTTTTGACGTACAATGAAACCAGCTTCGTCATCAGCATAGATAAAGGCTGCGCCTGTTGAGGCAACTGCGGCGTTTGCAACTAATTCAACTACATCTTGTTGAGCGTCAGGAGTACCAGTAGCATTTGACAAATCAACTTCTGCACCAGCCAATGTTGTGGAAACCGTAAATGCAGCCGCGTTTGCAATTGCTTTAACGAAATAAATTTGACCAGATACTAAACCACCTAAGTTAGCAGTAAATCTTACCGTACCGTTAGCTAATAACGTTTGAGCATTACCTGAAGTACCAATGATGTTACCTGTATTTTGTGTGTTAGCAACAGCAACGGTTGTTAAGCCTGGAACTGTGTTTGCAAAACCTAGCGTAGTATAATCAGTTGTTGTACCATTAACGTTTGCGCTTGCTACTTGAATCACAGAACCAACACTTAATGTATTGGCTAAATCAGTACCAATACCAGTTACATATGCAGTATCTGTAGCAGAATACAATGTACCAGTGCCATTAATACCAATAGCAACACGTGGTAGAACCTGTGAACCAACGATTGCTGTGTTACCACCAACTACACCATATGTGTTAGCGTTTGTTGCTGGAAAACCTGCACCACCGAATGGGTTGTTGAAATATGCATCAACTACACCAACTGACATACTAACTGATTCACCTGTAGTGTCAGTCAATGTTGCCATTACACGTGGTTGAACACTTAATTCTGTAGCTGAAACGCTGAATGTAGTATTAGATAAAATTGTATCAACATAATATGTTGTATTAGCTGTTAGACCACCAACTGTAGTAGCTACTACGAATGGCATACCTGAAGCTACACCAGTTGTAGGAGAAGTTGTTAGGTTTCCACCTGATATTGTAACGATACTGCCTGTTTCCGCTGTATCAGTAATTGTTAAGACTGCTTGAGCCTTTGCGATTTTTAGAGGACGTCCCATTTGTTTTTCCTTTGATAAAATTAGTGAGTTCTAGTCACTACGCAGTGGGTTACTGCATAAACTCTCAGAATGAGAGTGTATGATGTATTTATCAAAAAAGGGTAAAATTAACCGGTAAAACTGCCAGTTGGACTATTGAAGCCGGTTGTTCCTGTGTTAGTATCTGGCATACCCAATTCAGTTATAGTAAACAGTGAATTAGCACCTGCAGTTGTCAAATAAGAAACAATGTTTCCTTGTCCAACTATGATACTGTTATTAACTGTGTTAGGGGGAATCAATTCACTATTTGCAGTAGCTACTGTATAAGGAACTCCGTAAGGATTGTATCTTGCAGTTGTGTTAGCAATAGCAACTGCGGAATTTGCAGTCAATGTTAAACTTGTATTGTTTGCAATAGCTTTAACTATGCCTACATTTGCACCTGTAGTATTACCAATCCAACTACCAACAGCTAATTCAGTACTGAATGATGTACCGTCTCCGGTAACAGTTGCACTATTAGTAGCACAAGTTACATTACCGGTTAGTGCAACGTTTGGAAAACTAGTGGCAAACTGAATGCCTACATTAGATGTAGCTATTCTAATTTTTTCCGTTGCAATATTTGCGGAAGCTGCCGCTGTTGCGCTGTTTGCTGTATATGCGTATGATGCCATTTTAAAAATTCCTTATTCTGTATTTATCGTAACATTGGTCATTTCAATAGCCCCTGAAGCAACAAAGTTGTATAATGTATTGTAGGGCATATATGCTACTCCTGCATTTCCGCCCCATTGTGATACTGTATTACTATAATCATTTCCAGATGGGTTAGTAGATACATTACCAATCATTGTAGTAGTTGCAATTGTTAACAATGCATTTTTTACTTGTACAGGAGTTGCAGTAGGATTATTCTGTAGATACAATGCCGCTATGCCGGCAACTTGTGGTGCTGCCATTGAAGTACCATCGATGTTAACTTGTTTAAAACTAGTATTCCAGTAGTACGGTTGACCACTATAAAAGTTTGTATTACTACACGCACTCATTATATTTGAGCCGGCTGCAAAAATATCTACACCGGGGCCTGCCATAGAATAGCTTGACTTTTGGTCAAGAGTTGCACTATATGTGACTGAGGTCAATGCACCAACTTGAACAGCATCACCGGGATCTATTTCTGACGCACTAGTAGGAGAACCTCCTCTCATATACCAAAAAGATCCTATTGAAGTGCCATTGGATTGATATGCTAGCGTGACATCATTATCCCAATCCACACCACCGGGAATATCAAATTTTTGACTGTCATTGCCGGCAGCGATAGATACGAATATGCCAGCATCAGTCATTTGAACAACAGGAGCATTGTATGTTTCATCCCAATAAGGAACAGAGTTTTGTCCAAAAATTAATCCATACACACTTGAAGGTCCATACCCTGGACTAACGATAGTATTTCCTCTATAATAAGCACTAGTGATATTAAAATTTGCAAGGTCTATTGCATATCCAAAACTCATATTAACTACAGTGGGATTTGTAACTCCTGTATTTGGATTTACAGTTT